AGGCATTCTGTCATGCATAGCACGGACAATAAAGCGATCCTAAATAGGAAAGAGTAAGTAAATGGTAGTCTTTCTGCTACACCACCCACCACGCACCACATAGGGGTCAGCCTCACGGCTCACTTCTGGGGTGTCCACATAGCATGTCACGTTGCCGGCCCAATCAAGGACTGGCATCAATTCATGGCTAACGTAGATATCGTAGTAGGGTAGTAGAGAGTCTCCAATTCCACACTCACTATCGTCTTGTTTAGGGACTTTTGTAAATGTGTCAAAGAAAACACCGTGCCGGTCTCCTTGCTTATACAACTGTTTTGGTGTAAGCGCTGGAGGCCTGCGGTAGCAGAATGGATGGTAAGGATCGGCCACGAGATGCCCATCACCCTGATTATCAGGGCCCCACAAACGAAGTTTGTCGGGTATATAACTGATGAGAAGATCTCGAAACTCTTCCGAAAATAAGCCGAAGTTGCGGAGATCGTAGTTAATGATTCCCACAACTCTAGCATATGTCCATCTATCCTTTTTATAAAAAGGCCTAACATTTTGGCCAAGAAAGTAATCCGACCCGCAACTTTCACGAAACGGCCCACTTGCAAATGATTTCGATGTATTTATTTCGAAACCAAACAAATGGAGCGCAGCGATTAAGTCAGGGTAGCAATTCACGGGTACGATAATATCGTCACCATAAACTGAAACCAAAGCGGATTGGTCAGCACGGCTCACGCCGTTCCGATCAGCCACAACGAGGGCAATAGCATAAAATATCAATGATTCCAACTCAAACGTGAAGCCGTTCCCCATAGAGGAGAACATTTCCAACGTGCGGTTTTCGCCACGATACACAATCTCACTGGTCCGAAAGGACTCTAATAAATAGAACCACTCTGGATTTTGGATGAGAAAGAATACTACTAAAGTCGCAAGACTGTTACTAGCCTGTTTAATGTCAACTGTAACTACTGTGCCATCGATGGACCCCTTTCGGGCCAAACGTTGGTTTTTAGTCTGGTCGTAAAGATTACAACCAGCTTTCAACAGAAGTTTCTTCATTTCCCGCCCGACACCCTTTTGGAAAAGGGTGTTTAAGATGGGTTCAATGATGATTGAACGTTTAGACAGGGCGTTCTTGTCCACGAACGACAACTCCCCTTTCCCAATAGTTACAGGCCGTTTTTCATTGGCCTGCGACCACATAGGGCAGAGGTTTGCAAACTCCTTTTCAAAGAAAGCTTGCATGTCGCTCGAACAAACTAGAGGCGCATCCAACTTGGAACGCGCATTTGTTATTTTTCTGATTGTGGTGTTAGCACCTGGACCGAAACCTATATCTAAATTCTCTAATAGAGGACAATCCCCAAGAATACTTGTAATTTTCCGACCGACATCAAAAATAATGCCTTGGTCGCAGGTAAATAACTTACCTGACTCGTAAACTCGGTGAAAAGCCATATTAGTATACTTATTTATAGCTTCGCTGGATCTAAAGTTACCCCAGGCAACTGCTTCAGGGTCCCCAATTCGTAAGTCAGCATCTTTGCTAAATAAGCTAAGACACTGTCTCGCGTAACGGAGATCCCTGACAGAATCGCCAGGATGGTAATCAATAGAATACGCGCATAAGTCCTGGAAATCTTCAGATTTAACGAGATGTAATAACTCGTTACTGAATCTTCCTGAGCGACTTGCACAGTAAACAGCGATCTCCGACGTAAATTTATCGGCATCACTTCTACTCCAAAGATCAAAAAACTTTTTTGGTTTACTTTTCTTGCGTAATTTCTCTTTCATGAGAAATCTCCTTTTTCATAAGAAGGCGACTGAATAATTATCTAAAAGAATCCTTAATAGGGATTCTGCCCTAACAGAACCATGTCTGA